TCTGGAACTTTAATATTTGCAGAAATAGACATAGCTTAATTTTCCTAAAACTCAACACGATCCGAGGCATCAACAAAGCCATCGTCTGGTTGATAGTAATAATCGACTTGAACACCCAGCAGATCTTCAACAGTCTCAGCTTCTTCACGGTCTCTGTCTGAAACCGTGATGGTGTATTGGGTATGGAATTCTTGAGCAAGTACACTGACCGATTGATCACGTGTAGTTGTATTAAAAATAGTTTTGGTACGGCCCAGTTCTAATGAAGCTAAACCTTTAACACCAACGCTTGATAAGTCATTACCAATGAGTAAGTTGTGAACATGGCTCAGCATCTTAAAAGTACCGATGTCACGTGCCGTACCTAGTCGCTGTGTTTCTTCACTACGCACAGAACGTGCACCAACCAAAACAATCAAGGTGACTGGATATTCAGTCTTGTTATGTGAGATTTTTTTGGGAGTTCCTGAACCCTGAAATGTCACCCAAATCGCGGGAAAGGCTTTGATAAATGCCAGTGTTTCGCCATCAAACTCACCACCATAAGTTTTGATTGCACGAACCCAAGTCCATGCCTTAGCTTCAACCTGTTTATGCATCACATCTTTCATGCCTTGCACAACAATACCGAGATCAAGATTTACCATCCACGACCTCCGAAGTCATTGCGTCCGACTTGAAACATCACATTATTTGATGAAGTCTTCACAGGCTCAGATTCACCAGCTGGAGCATTACCAAGGCTGACGGTACCTTTTGCAATTTCCTTTAATGTTTTAATTGCATCGTCATAACGAGTACGGATTGGATCATTTTCAGATATTGCTGAAGTACATACATGGTAACGAGCCATGTCACATGCAATGGATTCTAAAAATGGCGGAACTGTTTGCAACGGCAGCTTATAGCGACTAACAAGATAGCCCTCAACCTGAGAGTTAGCATGCTGTAAAGCCTTGTTCAGCTTGTCGTAGTCAATGACGTACTGATACGGCTCTTCAATATCAGTGAGTTGAATAATTTCACTCTCACCGAACTTTTCAATCATCGCGTCTGCCGTTGCATACATGGCTTACGCCTCCTTACCAGTTGAGCCGTAAATGGTTTGCCAGAAGCCATAACCCGCAGCACCACGCGCTTCAGCACCAAAGAAGAAAACACCTTCCATAAATACAGATGGAGAATCCATATTGGTTTGTGAAACAAATACTGGTTTTTTACGCAACTGATATACAAAAGGTTTTACAGGTTTTGTGTTGTCCAACAAGAACCATGCATCGTCATCAGTTAAACGTGTTGACACTTGTACCTTTGCCGTACCCTTGTAAGGGTTTGGTTTACCATCTTCCAAGCGGTCAACAGTCATCAAGGCATTGGCTACATCTTCCTGTGCTGGAGGCACAAGCAATACGTTCGGCTTAACATTCAAAGGACGACCTGATTCATCTTTGAATTTCATCATAGTAGTTCGTGCTACACCGTATGAGGCTTGAGCTGCTGCTAATGAAGCAATCGAAAGTTTCTTGGTTCCTTTATTGCTAAAGGTCAATTTACCAACTTTATGACTTCCTGAAATCATCGGTTGACCGTCATAACATTTAGCCGTAAATGCTTTATTTACTGCCTCAAAAACCAATTCATCTGGATGCTGTTTTGCAGACCAAGCAGCAGATTCAGCTTGCGGCTTGTAGATTCCTATTTGGTCATCTTCGATGTCATTGCGACGTACTTCGATAGTTGCTGCGTAGTCTTTGTTACGAATGACATAGTCATATTCAGCAAGCTTGGTAATGTGTTTTTTACCGATCCATTCCTTCATCTGAGGGAAATTAGCTAACCAACGATAATCCACAAACGCACCATTGCTTGGAACAACCATTGCAATAGATGGATATTCAACAGGAACATCAGTAAATGTTTGGTTGAAAACCTTATTAAGGTTTTGGAAAATCGCATTTAAATTCGCGCCATTAACAATCATTCGATCCACACTCCATTTTCATCAATACCCACTACACGACCAGCTGCTGACAAGGTTCCACCAGCATCTGTTTCGGCAACCGTTTCGTTATTTTCGATATAGCAAGGCTTACCAAACGATGCCTGAGTCACAGGATCAGTCGCACTGTTAGCAAACAGGAAGGCATCGTGAGTACGTACTAAAACGTAAACATCACCATTACCACCATCAGTGTTGTCAACGCTGTCTTCATAGCGACCTAAGTAAGTCAGACCCGTTGCAGCAGTTGCTGCTACTGCATAGCCTGTGGCATCAACAGCAGCAATAAACCCAGCCACCACCGTTGCACCAGCTTTAACTGGCACATGAATCAAACCGACTTCACGACGCTCTGTTTGACGTTCTTCTTGAGTTAAAATACTGCTCATGATTATTTAGCCTCGTTCCAGTCAACACCCATCAAGTTACCAACAGCCAGAGTTTCATCAGATACTTGCTGGCGGTTAGGCTGGTTATGTTGGTGAGTAGTGGTTTGCTTTTGGGTTAAAGCTGCAATTTTTGGCAAAGCTTCGATCTGCGCTTTAGCAACATCAGGATGAGTTTTTGCCAGTTCTTTGTAGTAATTAATGGCGACATCACCTGTTAAACGTCCATCACTACAAGCTGCAAGGATGAGGTCATCCATCTCTTTAGTTTTTTGAGCGGCTTCAGCATTACCAACTTTCGCAACAGCTTCTTGGTATACAGCGATTGGTACAAACTTGGTCGGATCAACAACAGCCTGACTGTTTGCTGCCGCTTTGACTTCAATGGCTTTATCGATAGCAGCCAATAAGGTCTGATCATTAGCAGTTGAAGTACCAAAAGCACCATCAAGTTTAGTGAAAACACTATTGGCAGCTGCCAACACTTCTTGTTCTGAAGCGGTTTCAGCCAGCCCCAGTTTTTTAAGCATGAGCTTTAGAAACTCATTCATTGTTGAATCCTCATCATTGTTTTGGGCAAAAAATTGCTGAGCTGCCGCAGCAAGCTTGGCTTCGGGCAACTGATCTAATGCAGGGTTGTTTGTTAAAGCGACATTGATTAATGCTAGGATTTCGCCTTGTGTGTTGTAGAAAAATACAGGCGATAAATATTTGTATTCACCCGACTCAATAAAGGCTTTTGCTTTATCAAGCCATTCAAATTTAGTGCTACATATTCCAACTCCATCGATATACCTGAAGTTTGCAGACTTCAACCAGCCAGCAGCTGGTGCAGGCTCACCTGTACTCTGGCTTTTTAATGTGGCGTGTTCGTAGTCGATGACCATATCAACCTTGTGTTGATTCAAAGCAGCAACGATTTCACGACCACGCTCTGGTGTAAGGACCCAATGAGGCGCATCTGTAGGACGTCCATCACGGCCTTGGAAAACACCTTCAGGAACCAATACCAAATATTCCGCTTGATCGGACGGTACGGTTAAATCGAATGAGCATTGAGCTACAAGAATTGAATCGGTCATAACATCAACTTTTTAAATGATGTTATGAGATTAGAATGTGGGGAGAAAAAAGATCAGGCGGAAACACTTCCGCCCAGTTTTAGAAATTAAATAATTGATGCCAGTAATGGTCTACATCGTCAAAAACGGCAAGCTCAGCTTCATGCTGTAAATTGCCAGTACTATCCATTGGTAAAAATGGTCTGGCAGGAATATTTCCCCATGGAAGCGGCCCATTTCTTGAAGACTTACCATATTGACCTTGCTTAGCCCCAAAGTGCTGTGTTGGCGCTTTGGGGTCATTTGTCCCAATCTCGACTTCATTGTCTGAAACACGTGTAGTAATACTGCGACGCAACTGACCAGATTGAAATAGCATTTTCCCTGACTTACGACGGGCCAAGGTGACTGGGCTTAAACCAGCCCATGCTGGACGACCTTCCGAATCAAAGTTGTCCTCGGTAACAGTCAAAAAGCTATTGGCAATTGAATGCCCCAAAGGTGATGTATCAAGCATTGCTTCAGCAACGCGAGTGAGACGAGTCCTTAATTCTCTATTACCAAGCTCTATAGTCATTGAATCAACTCCAGACCTTCAGATTGCCAGTCTTTTTTGCGAACAACTTGAGAGATGATAAAAGAGCCATTCGTTTTATTTAATGAAAACTGAACAACATCTTTTTCAAGGACATAAAACAATAGTTCACCCTTAGCATCCCAATACACTTGTTTAGTTTCAGTAAGTAATTGAGGCAAGGCCATTAATCGACTAACCGCTATACCTGAATATTCCTTATGGACAATAAGCGCATCGCTTAAGAATAAAAGCTTAGATTCCAATGGAACATTTTGGCGCATAAGTAGCTGAACTTCTTTGGCTTGAAGGGAACCAATGACAGATATTTCATTTTTTGGCTCAGCTAGACGCAAAGCATTTTGAATAAATTTTTCGTGGATTTTTGCACGTGTTGGAGTATTCAATAATTCCTGAGTTTGTTTTAAACCTTTAGACATACCCATTAAATCTGTTGCTCGTTGAGCCATAACATTATCAATCAAGTAACTAGTGGCTGGTGATCCATTAAAGCCAGCTGCTGGAGCAAACGTTAGTGTGCCGTCTTTGGTTGGGATATTGAATTGAGTCCGTTTTGCAATCACATCAGCACCAGTATTACGATCAGTACCGACTTTTTCATTAATTGTGCTGGCATGATCTTTGCCAGTTAATATTTCTTTGCCTTCAACCTCACGTCTGGATCGGGCAATAATACGGCATTTGCAACCCCATTCTGACGGTGGATAGGCTACCGACCAAAATGGGTCGTCATAACTAAAAATCTTTCCGTTTAATGCCACATGTTGCTTGCGCGGGTTACTAATGGAGATATGACGCCATTCCCACCAAGGTCGTGTTTCAGCACCAGCCAGCATTGCTTTATAACGTCCAGCTGCAAAAGCAGATTGCATGTTTGTATCGTAAATTGTTCGTAACCGACGCGGGCTGCCAAGCTGTACTTCCTGTTCACGGCCTTCAGGGTTAACAACTATTTTCTTTCCCCACCAGCCTTTGTCTTGAAGCGTTGGAGTAATACTCGCTTTCCATTGCTCAAGCGACTGGCCTTGCTGCATTGCTGTAATTAATGATTGGCGGATATCTTGAAGCAGATCCATACGTGCAACTTTTGCCACGGTAAATGCTTTGCTGTGTGCATTATCCAGTGTTTCATGCCAGTCCCAGCCAATCTTGAAGCCTTTCTTTTCCAAATAAGAAATGGCATCTTCAGGAGGCAATGTAAACAGAGCATTCAACTCTGGCCGTTGTGCAGTGGGCATTAGCTTTGCTCCGTTTGAACACTCAGACGGCCCAGCATTTCACTTGCAAATATTAGGCGTGTCAGTTTTTCCTGTAATGCTGGTTCATCATCAGCTGGATAGGCATCCTGCAAAATAGCAAGTATTTCTTCTTCATTGCCTGACTGAATTTTTGACAATAGCTGCTTAGTCCATGACTCAACCGTGTCTTGGGCAATATTGGTTTGATCCTTCAGCAACAGTTGTAATGCTTGCTCTTCAATAGGGAGCTGTGCTGAATTGGCAGCAATAATGCCACCTAACAATTGAGGCTGATATGTGTTCATCGCTAGATTAGGTGCTGGCTCTTTTTGAATACCCAATATTGGCTCTTTATCATCGGCAGGCTGTGGGATTCCAAGCTTCTCATGTGCCCATGACAATGGGATTCTCATTCCCACACCAACCAGCTTTTCAAGAGATTCACCAAAGACCTGCATGTCTTCAGTATCAGATGTATCAAAGAAAAAGCTTGGATAGCGATCAGGTTGAATATTTGGATAGTTCAAACGCATTAAAGCGCTGACAAGATAATCAGTTAATGACCGCGCTAATTGTTTAGCATCAGACTTAATAATTTTTTCAAACTGAAGCTCATGTGTATTTGATTGGGCATTGGTACTAGTTTTACCGTCGGCCTGACTTAATAAAGTTCCACCAACAATAATTTTTGAAGCTGTTTTCTCACACCAATCAATGAGTGACATATGATTCTTGGTGTCACCATCAGCTGCCGATTCAAAATCCAAACTCATACCCGCTGGAATAATACCTCCAGCATTACGACCAATCGACATAACTGCACGCAGTAAAGTCATCTTTTCCTGATCTGTTGCTCCTGAAGGATATTTACCAAGGCGGATTGGCAGACCGTAAACTTCAAGAAACTGCATCACGTCACGAATACCATAGTTCTTAAAGATAAACGGCCAGCACAGAATTCGGTGCAAACCTGATCGGGCAATGTATCCCGATTTTGCTTTGTGCCGATGAATAAACCACCCAAAGTCCCAGAACTCTGCACCTTCTGGCGAACCATCATTAAGGCGCAGCTCATTTGGTTTATCGAATGGCGTCATGAAATTACGCGCCAGCTGATGCTCGAAACTTTTTGGCAGCCATAAATTACCAACCTGATGCCATTCGATTTCTTGGCAGCTGTAGCCATGACCAACAGCATCCATCGCATCAAACAAAAACATCTCAAAGTCTTGAATGTCCTCAATCCATTCACGAACTTCTTCAGCAATTTTCTTTTCTTGCTCAGATGCATTTTTTGGTGGTTTAACACCCCAGTCCAGACCGTTAATGCCTTTCTTGCGCTTATCCATTTCACTGAAGATATGACCATCACGCTCTTCCATATCAGCAAATAGGTCAGCTTGCGCTTGCAAGTTGCCTTGTTCTGCATCTGTGAGTAAGCGGTACATTTGCTGTGGAGTCATTCCAACCACAGGATGTTCTTGGGCCTGATTAGTCAGCCAAGCAATTTCAGCGGTCTGATTTGTTTCGAGTGCAGTACGATCTTGTTTTTTTGGGGAACGGTCTTTTTTAGCCATGATAGATGCAAATACAGTTTGAGGATTCTGCACCATTGTGGAATTTTGAAAGGTTTAAAATCAGGCGGAAATGCTTCCGCCCAATTTCATGCGCTCATTTGCGATTTAAGCGCCTTTTTCTGTTTTACGGATCATTGCAGCAAAATACGAAACAAATGCCGCAAAGAGCGTTTATAAAGATTTATAAATCTATAAATGCCATGCTTCAGTAATTGGTGATGATGAGTTCCTGTTTTTCATCACGACCTGAGCCTGAATTGCCCACTGAATATTTAATTTTTGTGGTGGAAATATTTAATCCATCAAAAGTGGCACGCATGTCTTTATGATCATTTATCGAGAGCATGACTTTACTTTTACAGGTCTTCATTAGCTCAGCCATCTTTTCATATTGATCAAGACCAAAACCAACACCATAGCCAGCCAACTTCCAGTACGGTGGATCAGCATACATAAAACTATGAGGACGGTCATACTTCAGCAAACAAGCATCCCAAGTTAAATGCTCAACTGTCACTCCGGAGAGACGCAAATGCGCTTCACTCAATTGTTCTTCTATGCGGAGTAAATTGACTGGTCGGGCTGTTGTTGCTGTACCAAAGCTCTGACTAGACACCTTGGCTCCAAATGCTGTGTGCTGTAAATAATAGAAACGAGCCGCACGTTG